CTACTATCAGCTCCAAGGGTATATGTTTTTATGTGATAAACAAGAGGCACTACTATGCTACTGCCTTACTAATACACCACATGCAATAGTAGAGCAGGAGGTAAAGAGTGCTCACTATAAGCTAGGACTAATGGAGGAGAACCTAGACTTAAGAGACCAGGTGCAGAAACAACATAGCTTCAATCATATACCTGATGCTAAGAGAGTGAAGACCTTTGTAATACAAAGAGATGAGGAGGTGATAGAGCAGATCAAGGTGAGGGTAGAACAGTGTAGAGATTATTTTAACGAACTAATACAACAACTATGATCATCCTACTATCAATACTACTAGCCCCTGCCATAGTGTGGGGGTGGTACTGTACAATAATGTATATATTCACTAAAACTAAATAATAAATGGAAACTAAAAACAACACAGGAGCTATCTTTAAAAATGATAAGAAGACAAGCGAAACTCACCCCGACTACAAAGGGAAGGTAAACGTAAATGGTAAAGATATGGAGGTAGCTCTGTGGCTGAAAGAAAGCAAAGCAGGTACAAAGTACTTTAGTGCTACATTTCAAGAGCCTTACATTAAGCCAGCACTATCATCACCAGCTGTACCTTTTCCATTAGAAGATGATGATTTGCCATTCTAATTAAAATTACTATATTTGGGCCATGACTTTACTAGCCCTTATACCTTTAGCTTGGTGGTTTGTTAATTTTGAACCTTTACAGGCAACTATAGACTACTTTTTTAAGTACAATACCAGGTACCCATTAGCCATACATATACACTCTGCTTTAGGCTGTATTAAATGTGTGGCTTTTTGGCTTACTTTAATTTGTACCTTTGATTTTATCCTAGCTTGTCAGGCTGCACTGCTTGCTTATATACTTGATGAATGTTTGAACAAACTGAGATAGATCTGATTGATGCAATAGCTAAGATGCCTGATAATGAAAGGTACTCTAAGCACTCTTGCATAAAACTCTATAAGATTAGAGAGAAGTATGAGGGTAGACAACCTAGAGAGTGCTTCTGTGCTTCTACCAGGAGGAGAATATGGTCAAAGGATTTTGAGACATGGTATGAGAAGAGCCTTAGACAACTTCATTAGTAGCAACTACAAAGAGGTGAGAGCCTATACTACCTACTTCCTTAAGAAGATGGGCAGCTACATAGACGCTGATACTGTTATCAATAACTCCTACCTTCATGTAATTAATATAGATGGGGATCCTGGTAAAGTTAAGAGCTATCTACTAAATACTATCAAGTATCAAGTGCTATGGTCCTGCTCGAAGAGTAACAAGGATGATAGGATCACAGCCATTGAGCACCCATTGAATGAGCCTGAAGATAGTGACGATTTGTACTACAAGCTCAAAGAGGATAGGATATATTCTTTTAATAAGGCACTGATAGAGATATACAGGAATGAGATAACAGATAAAGTGCAGCTGATAGTCTATGAGGCATACATAGATCGTGGATATATCACAGCTAAAAGCATGGCTCAATACTTTGGGATAACAACTACATCAGCCTACTATCTGATCAAGGAGATAAAACAAAATTTGAATGAATTACAATATAGGTATGAGAGTGAGCCGATTTATTAGTACTTTAGCATTATTCTGTGGCATGTTCACTGGTTATGCTTTATTTAGATTGGAGTATGAATGGGCTAGTAGAACAGCAGGGTTATGGGTATTATTTTATTACACTTTTATAATTTTAGATGAATATGAAAACAAAGACTGAATTTTTAGGGACATCAGTAACTACTTACCATGGTAACTACGAGAGAACTTTTACAATCACAGAAGAGACTGCTAAAGAGCACAAGTATTACACCTCTATAGGGTTAGGTCATATATTTGAAGAGAGCACTCCTAAGGCAAAGTACAAAGGGGTAGAGAATGATAAAGGTGAATAGATCTCTTGACAAGTACTTATTCTCAATAAAGAATATCTCATTTGATTATGATGATACCTTAAGTACTAAAAAAGGATATGAGCTTGCACAATCATTAATTAGTCAAGGAGCTACCTTATATGTTATTTCAGCTAGAGGTAGTAAGGAAGCAATTATAGAACGTGCAAAGGAATTAGGGATACCAGCTTCAAGAGTTTATGCAACTGGCAGCAACAAAGAAAAAATAGAAAAGATAAAAGAATTAGGTATAAACAAACACTACGATAATAACCCTGATGTTATAAAAGAGTTAGGAGCTATTGGAGTATTATTTAAAAATTAAGATAATGAGACCTAAGCACATAGAAACCCCTGAGAAAATGTGGGAGCTATTTGATGGATATAGAACCTGGTGTAAATCTACACCTAGATATTCTTACAGCTTGTCTAATAAAACAGGTGAGGCTACAGCTATCCCATTAGAGAGACCTTTAACTCAGGTAGGGTTTAGAACTTATGCAGCTGATAAAGAGTGTAGTGTTCAAGATTACTTTGCTAATACGGATGGGAGATATACTGAGTATGCGACAATCTGCTCACGCATAGAGGAAGCAATCAGGATGGATCAGATAGAGGGTGGAATGGTAGGACAGTATAATGCATCCATCACGCAAAGAATAAATGCACTGAAGGAGCACACAGATGTAACCAGTGGTGATGAGAAGATAAGTGCTATCACTGTTACTATAGTTAAGTAGTAGTAGTAGTAGTATAATAATAATAACTATATAGTATCTAACTAGGTACTGGCTTTGCCATGGATATAAAAGCGACTGCAATCTTTGAGAAGAACTACGAAGCCATCTTAGGTGATAAGCGTTTCATTATTAATGAGGGTGGTTCCAGGAGCTCTAAGACTTACAGCCTCTGCCAGCTCATGATCATCTACTGCCTGCAGAATAATAATAAGGTGGTGTCAGTTATACGCAAGACCTTTCCTGCATTAAGAGCTACAGTGCTTAGGGACTTCATAGAGATCCTTAAGGACATAGGGCTGTATAAGCAGGAGAGCCACAATAAGAGTGAGCACATCTACACGTTTGCTAATGGCAGCATGGTAGAGTTTTTTAGTGTAGATGATGAGCAGAAGATAAGGGGTAGAAAAAGGGACATAGCCTGGTGCAATGAAGCTAATGAGCTGTACTTCGATGACTTCACGCAGCTTAATATGAGAACCGAGGATAAGCTAATCTTTGACTACAACCCATCAGACTCTGCATCATGGCTGTATGAGCTCCCTGCTGAGGAGTCAATAAAGATTAAGAGCACCTACCGAGATAACCCCTTCCTACCTGAAAGCATTAAGGCACAGATTGAGGATCTAGCTAGAACAGATGAGGCACTGTATCAGATCTATGCACTGGGTGAGAAGGCTATCAGTAAGAGTAACATCTATAGTAACTGGTCCTTTGTAGCTCATAGGCCTGCTAAGTTTGTTAAGTTTGTTTATGGCCTTGACTTTGGATACAATCACCCCACTGCTCTGATCAGGGTGTACTACTGTGACAATGATATCTACATAGAGCCTGTCATATACGAGAGCTACCTAACCACTACCATGCTGATTGAAAGACTAGCCACTCTGAACATAGAGCAGACTGTTAGTATCTTAGCTGACCATTCACGACCTGAGATAATACAGGAGATGAACATAGCAGGTTATGATGTACTCAACGCAAACAAGGTGGTGAAGAAAGGGATAGATAATCTTAAGACCTTCGGAGTAATATGCCAGGATCACAAAGCACTTAAGCGAGAGTATGAGAATTATAAATGGAAGAAGATCGGTGACTTCATAACTGATGAACCAGTCAAGCTGTTTGATGATGCAATGGATGCCATTAGGTATGCCACTACTCATATCAGGCAGCAGTATTATTCTGATGATGTGTACTATGCATTCTGAGATACTACATAAGATACAAGTGGTGCAGGCCTACATCCACCATAAGACTGGTAAGCAGGTTAGGATAGTATTCAACAACCCCCTAAGGGTGCAACAACATCTAGCCATGTTAGATCATGCATATATGGTAGCCATGAATGAGTTTAAAAACAATAATACTAATAACAGATAATATAGGTAAATAGAAGTAATGGCATTAGTAGCACAAGCAACCCCACAAGTAATAGTTCCTGCATACAACCCTGTTAAGTATATCTACAGCTCATCTAATGTAAACCTGCAGGGCTTCAAGTTTATCTATGACATATATCAAAGTGGTACAACTAATAAGATAGCTGAGTACAGGGTGATGCCTACCTATGGCACTGGCTTTGGTGAGATAGATCTATCTAAGCTGCTGCAATCATTTGTGAGCTATGATTTGAACCTGACTAACACCTCAGTATATAATGCACCTGGATCCCATTACAAATATGATGTAAGGATAGGTGAGGAGTACTTGACTACCACTCTTTACACTGCAGCACTTACTCAATGGGTAACAGTTCCCTATGCAGGAAGGGTAAGAATAAACGTAGCTAACACATTTATAGTAGGTGATCAGATCAATATCACTCAGGCAGACTTAGGTGTAGCCAACCCAAACCTAGAGGGTCTCTTCACTGTGCTAGTAGCTAACCCTGCTTACATAGTTGTTAACAGCTTATGGTCTTTAGTAACCAATGCCAATATAGATGGTGCCATCACCTATGCAGATGGGAGAAAGACTGTCAACAGAAACCTAGCACAACAGCTTAACAAGTATGTGTTTAATGGTGCTATCAAATGGATTGACTGGCCAAGCTATAACTACCAAGACTATATGCTTAATGGTGTCTTTGATAGGTTCCTAACTAACTACCCTGCAAGTAATGCAAATATGTACGCTACCCTATCTCAGGATATGTGGGTGAATGCAATAGCTAACGGCTCACCTACTCCACCTGATACAATGCAATTTAGTAATGATGGTGGTAATGTATTTAAAAAGAATGTAACAGCTGTAGATCATGTAAGTGGTATATCGGTAGGTCCTAATAACTTTGGAGCTCTTACCCTTGTATCAGGATCAGGTAACTTAATAGAGCCTACCACTGAGTACTATGACTTCCAATACTATCGCAATGGAGTAGCAAGTTCAATAAGATACAGGGTGAACATAGATAGAAGGATACGCACAACTGAATACAGCATCTTATTCTTAGATCGTATGGGCTCATGGAATAGCTTTGCCTTTACCCTTAATGTATATGAGAAGGGTACCGTAACGAGGGAGGAATTCAATAGAGATGTGGCAGGATATATCACTGGCTCAAATCAGTGGAGCTATGACCTTACAGATAGAGGGATGACTAACACCTATGTGAGCACTAACACTACCATAGATCTAGCTACGGACTTCATGACTATGGATATGTCTACCTACTTCACTGAACTTATAAGCTCACCGTTTACCTATTTTAAACAAAGCTCTTATGCAAATGATTGTGATGCACCTGAGAGCACTCAGTATATCAGCTGTAACATTGTTACTAGTGACTACCAGGTATATAATAATAGGAGTAAGAATTTAATCAAGCAGAACATTACAATTAAACTAGCTAACAACGATATCATAAATGGTTAAGATACAACTCACTACTGGTTATCTAGATGTCAAGGAGGGCACTGCCTTTCCTTTGAACTTTCAGGTGGGAGATATCAGGGATATTAGTAAGAGACAGGGCAACTTCTCTAAGACTATTACACTACCAGGTACCAAGGTAAACAACAACCTACTTAACCACTACTACGATATCAATATAGTGGAGGGTACGTTCAATATCAATGCTATCACTATCTGCTCAGTCATTGAGAATGGGATACCTATCATGGAGAATGCCACAATGCAACTTACTTCAATTAAGAAGGTACAGCTAACAGATGGCTACGAGGAGCACGTTGATTATGAGGTATTAATTAAGGATAGTAAGGCAGATTTCTTTACAGCCATAACTAACAAGGAGCTCACTGCTATAGACTTCTCCGATTTCAACCACACGTATGATGCTGTCAATGTAGTGGCTAGATTTAGTAATACGGTGGTTAATGGCTTCAAGTATTTTCTTCCTGGATCAGGTGATGCTGTCTATAATACCCAAGAATTTAAACCTGCTATTTTTGCTAAGGTCTACTTTGATCGTATATTCTCTGATGCAGGCTTTCAATATGATTGGCCTAGCTTGTCTTATGATAGATTTGATAAGTTAATCATCCCATATAATGGAGGGGTAGATAACCAGGATAATCAGGACTTTTTAGTTAAGGCAGAAATTACTACACCCATTACTATTAATGGAAATATTAACAATGGTGGCTATAGTAATATAGGACAACCACAGGCTAATCCTGCTCCTACTAAAATTAATTTTACGAACTGGACTGAACTCGAGGATCTTCAAAATATATTTAATCCCATTACAGGAGTTTACTCTACTCCCTTTATTATCAGTAGTCAAAATGGACAATCCTACGACTACAATATTACAATGAACTATAAGCTAAACTTAGTTAATACTTCAGCTAATACCTTATTTGCTTCTAACTCATCGAATGCTGCTGCTGCTGTATTCTATCGCCCTGCTCTCGGAGTACAGACTACTGGAAGCCCTATCATCTTTAAAAATATCTACACCAACGCTTCACCTCCTGCAGGTTTCTCTGGTGCTAACAATTCAGTGCAGTGCCCTCTTACTATACCTCCACTTAGCACTACTAATATCTTAACTCAGACTATACAGACAAGTATAGGATTAGCATATCAATTATTAAGCAATGGATTCCCAGGTACTTTAGGAATAAATGTAGAGCAGAGTTTATTATCAGCTAATAATGGTGGAAATTCAGCGAGATTCTGGAGGACAGGATCTACATCAGGGCCAGCACCAATAACAGGCACGTTACTTATACAGGCTGTCATTACTTCAATATCTATAAGCATATTACCTAGCACTAATGTTATAGCTATACCAGGGACAATAGAGGTGAATGACTATGTGCCTAAGAAGATTAAGCAGAGTGACTTTATTAAGGGCATATTCAATATGTACAACCTTTATGCTACGATAGATGCTGACCAACCTAACAAGTTACTGCTACAATCTAGGGATGACTTTTATGATAGTGGTGCTGAGGTAGATTGGACTGATAAGCTCGCTAAGGATGACGAGCAGAATTTATCTTTTCTCCCTGAGCTTACTGCTAAGAAAGTGATACTCACTTATGCTGCTGACAAGGATGCACCTAACACAACCTACACCAATGCCACTAACAATATCTACGGGCAAGCTGAGGTTATCTTTGATAATGAATATGTAAAGGAGGTAGATACTAAGCCTATACTATTCTCGCCTACACCTATAATCAAAACTTTGTTCGGGGCATTTGTTCCTATGATAGCAGGCTCAGCTCCTGAGACAAACATAAGGATCCTATACGATAAGACTGAAGCAGGACAGCCACTTGCTACCTGTGGACAATTCTATATCTATGACTATGGATCTATAGGTATGATTAACCAAACTAGCTACCCATTAGTAGGCCATTTTGATGATCCCCTCACTCCTACCTTTGATATCAATTTTGCCATCTGCGACTTCTACTACTACCAACCTACTAGCCTTACAAGCAACAACCTGTACAACAGATACTGGAGGCGTACAATGGGGCAGATTAATAGTGGTAAGATGCTTACTGCTATGTTCAATCTTAAGGAGAATGATATACAGAGACTGCAGCTTAATGATAAGATAAGGATAGATAATAGTTGGTGGAATATAAACAAGGTAATTGACTACGATGCCAATGCTAACAAGCTCACAAAGGTAGAGCTCATCAGCGTAGATAATGAAATTAACTTTTCACCATTTATGGGTCCTAGTGGTCCGAATGTAC